TGTCTTTATTATACTATACTTTTATAAGTATGTCAATAGCTATTTATGTAATAACTGAAACATTTTTAATTTATTTTGCTTAACATACATTTCAATTTCTGCTTCACTTCCACAACATACTACAGAGGAACAACCTTTTGTAATCTTCTCAAGAAAATATGTTTCTTTATCATTTCTAAGAAAATAATTGGAATTGCCTTTTTATAGTGTGTTCTTGTTTCTCCATAATTCATTGTTCTTAATACCATTTCTACAACTGTCATTTTTGTTTGCTCCTTCCTTAACTGTGTTCCTTTGTTCTTTATGTTTATATTATAACATATGTTCTTTTATAATGCAAGTATTTATTTATAATTTATTATATAAAAATAAGCACGTATATTTCAACGTGCTAATATCTTACAAGTTTCGCTTTCTTTCCAGTATACTTTTCAAATCTATCTACTATTATGTCACAATATCGTTCATCTAATTCCATCATGTAACATTGTTTTCCTAATTGCTCGCACGCTATTAATGTTGTTCCTGTTCCTCCGAATAAATCAAGAACAGTTTTATCTGCAAAATTCTGAATAAACCATGAACAAAAATCTATTGGATATGTTGCGTTATGTTTCTTTGCATACTCGTTCTTATGCTGACTTTTTAAATGAATAATATTATCTAATGTTCCACGGAACTCTATTGTCCCTATTGTTCTTTTTGCGTTCTCTTTAGAAAAACAAAAAACAAATTCAAATACACTATTCAGAATGTTTTTTCCCATTGCTGGCTGACCATTTATTTTATCCCAAATAATCGTATCTGCTAAATGTTTTCTGAATGAATATAACCATTCTATTAACGCCACCTTGTTCCCAGCTAATTGTTGTATGTTTATAAAAGCATATTTTGAATATCTTATTGCATTTTTTGTACTTTGTTGCAAAAACAGTTTGTATTCTTCTTTTGTCTTACTATCACTCTTGTTATCGTACTTTGTTTTTTTACCACTCTGTATCTCACTTGGAGTAAGTCCGGCATTATACGGTGGTGATGTTATGCATATATCTGTAGCATTCCCATGTAATAATTCTATAACGTCTTCCTCATTTGTACTGTCACCACACATCAGATAATGTCTCCCAAGCTTATACATATACCCTCTTTTTGTTTTTGTTTTCTCTGGCATCTTTACAATGTATTCATCGTCAACAACAACTTTCTTTTTATTCTCTGTTTCTTCTTCAAACAAGTTATCCATATTGAAATCAAACAATGTCATATCTACTTCGCCTGCATCCCATAACTCACTTAATTCTGTATTAAGCAAATCATTGTTCCATTCACTTTCATTTAGTTTGTTATCTACTAACCTGTACGCTTTTATTTGTTCTTCTGTGAGTTCCTCTAAACATACTGTAGGTACTTGTTTTAATCCTGCTTTCTTTGCTCCTAAGATTCTTCCATGTCCTGCTACTACTTCATTGTTCTTATCTATTATTACTGGCTGTGTAAAACCAAACTCTTTAATACTATTTGCAATCTGTTCTACTTGTTCTTTGCTATGTTCCTTTGCATTCTTTTTATAAGGTTTTAAATCCCTTATGTTCATATATTTTATATTTAATTCCTGCATTGTTTTGTTTCTCCTTTCTTTGTTTTGTTCTTTATGTACTATGTTATTTATGCTACTTTTTAGATACTTTTTTTATAATGCACCTATAATGTGTAACAATAGAAATGTAAGTCCTGCTGTTGATGTTAACCATGCATATAACATTGCGTCATCTGGTTCATTCATAATCTTTGAAATAAAACATCCTAACAATATTGACGCAACAGCTATACATACATATGTTCCCATACATAAGAATGCATATTGTATTAGTTCTTTCATTATTTGCACTCCATTCTTTTCTTTGTCCTTGTTACTTTTACACTTTTAATTCCTTCTAGTTCCATATCTGAAATGCTCATTAATTTCTTTATTTGTGTCAAACAAAATTCTACGTCTGCTATTTCTTCTGTTACCATATTCCTTGCTTTTAATTCATCCACAGAACATGTTTTGTCTTTTTGTACTACTGTTCTTTTATACTTACTTAATGCCTGTATAAGTTCTGCACATTCTTCTTGTGTTTGGTCTATTCTGTTTTCAATTCCAAACTTCTTTGCTAACTTTATGATATCTCTTTTATACATATCCATTGTTTGTTCTCCTTACCATAAGACTTTCTTTTTGTTCTGTCTTTTCTTTGCTCCCTTTATGTATTTATTACATTCTGATACTTTGCATCTTCTTAGCTCGCCTGTTATAAGAAAATAATTACATTTGTTCTTTAACTCATTTCCTTTTACTGGTGCTCTGTAACAACATGTTTTACATAAACTTCTGTCTGCATTAAATCCTTGTTCTATATTTCCTTTGTTTTCCATCTGTACTCCTGTTTTATATAATATATTATAATACTTTACATTATGTTTGTCAAGCTTTTTATGAAAATATTTTTTGTTTTTCTAATGTTTCTTTTAGCCATTCATCCGCTGACATACTCCTGTAAGGCTTTATATTGCGATTTAAGCCTTTTTCCTTTTTATCCCCTAAATTCCCTAATGCGTGTGTCTTATAGGCTTCTATTGTGCTTTTAAATGCTTCACGGGTTATATACATCATCTTCGCCCCAATCATCTAATTCATCTTGTTCTTCCCACACTTCATCATCTTCATTCCAGATATCTTGTTCTTCTGTTTCAATGTTTGGTTCAATATGTGTTTTACCTTGTGGTACAAGATTGATTGTGATGTTCTGTCCTGCAATTTCTTTTCCGCTTTCTACTGCATCAAGTTTGTCCTGCATGTCTACCACTTCCCTAATTGCATTTACATCACCTGTCAATCCTTTTTTAAACAATGCAACCATAAGAGCCATTTCATTAGTCAATTCCCCTGTGAAGCCTAATTCTTCTAACAATGCTTTTATTTTCCTATTCGATACACGCATGCTTAGTAATTCACGCATTGTTTTTTGTGCCTGCATTTGTTCACGCTTTTTGTTCTTCCTTGCTTCTACACCCATTTGCGAAATACGTTTTCTTTCTTCTTCCGAACGTTCATTTAGTGGTATAAGATTCTTTTTTTGCTTTTCTGTAACATTTCTTCTTCCTGCCATCTATGTTTATTTGCTCCTTTCATTTTCTGTACAATATTAAAATGGGGCAGGATGTTTTATTCACCCTACCCATATATAAACAATGTTGATAATTACCACAAAGGTTTTTAGATTGAAAATAAATCAGTGTGTTACTCTCTTTCTTTTACCTCCTTTGTTTTTATTGGTATTTGAGGGGAAACGGGATATCAACATTGTTTACTTCATATTACGGGCAGACATTTTAATAGGCTGTCACTTTCGTATACCCAATCCGAGGTATTCTCCCTTTCTGTAATCTATATTATCACATTTTATATGTGTTGTCAATACTTATTTGCTCTAAATTTCAAACTTTGGTCAACTACTGCTTTCTTACGTTCTTCATTTTCATATCTGCACTCTGCTTTAAACTCTGAATATTTCTTACATTCAGAATGGCACTTTACTGTTCTTTCCTTGCAATACATACAAGGTGATTTATTCGGCATATTTTACCAATCCTTTTAGATATAAGTAATCTTCTAATTCGTTTGTATATATTAATAGTTCTGCTAAATCTGAATCGTCTTTTAGCATTACCATTCCGTCTTCCATTTTTGTAAACCTTTTTATTGGTACTGGCATACCTCTTGTATTTACACTATTTAATAATCTGTGTACCTCTTTTAAATAATGTGTCAGAAATACAAAAATGATACAAAGTATAATGTCTACTTTAATCCCCATATTCGCCCATATAAGCAATAATGGAAATATAAGTTCCAATAATATAGCTATAGCATTTAAGTTCCTTTTAACACCATTACAGAACGTTCTAGCCATATTCAGTGGAGTTGTTGCTAACACCTTCAATACCTGCACTATAACACACTTCCTTTCAATCCTTCTTTTAATGCTTTCAGTTTTGTTTTAATACGCTCCCTGTATGGTTGCATCTTACAAGTTTCACACATGTATTTATTCTGTGACATGAAAAATGCTCCTGCTACTTCTTTACATATGTCACAATGTTTTGTTTTTATCTCTTCTTCATCGGTATATACATACATTACAAGTTTTACTTTTTTTGTTCCGATTCCTGTTTTATCGAGCTTTTCAAATCTGTATGTAATATTTTTGCTGTTGTTTATTGCTATTACGTTTGTGCTTAACCATTTACATGCACTAAGATAGGCTTCTTTTGTTGTACCACCGACGAACTCTTTTTCTTTTATTTTCTCACATATAATCATAATATCTACTCCATAAACTTTTGTTTTGCTTCTACTGCCTTTGTATCTGCTAATTCATTTAATGGGTCATCTTTATGTCCGGCAACCTTTACCATGGTAACAGCCATTCCTTTTGTGTATAAGAGTTTTATCATCTTTTCCCATATGTGTTTGTATTTTACCTGTTTTCCTTCGTTTGTCATCCATCCATTAACATTCCAACGTGCAAGCCATCCCTTTGTTATAGCGTTCACCACATACGCACTATCACTGTATATAGTCACCTTTTTTGCTCCACTCTTCAAGGCTTTTACTAACGCTTTATATACTGCTGTTAACTCCATTTCGTTGTTTGTTGTTTCTTTCTTACCACCTGTAACAATATCTGTCACATATCCTCTGTCACAAGCTTTCAAATCTACATAACACCAACCACCTGCTCCGGGATTCCCACTACACGCACCATCTGTATAAAATATCTTGCTTTTATCCATTTTCTTTTTCTCCTTTTTTAATGTCTGCATATATAGCAATAATCATCTTTGCAACCATTTCCCATAATGTTTTGCCATATATGTTACATACCCATTCACAGTTTTCTAATTTGCCATCTCTGTATGTTTTATGCGTTAATGTTGCATCATACATAACGAACTTTCCTTTTTCATAATATGGATGTATTCCTGTTAATCCATTAAAACCATAATTGTATTTGCAACAGATACCATGTAACACTTGTTCTAACAATTCAATCGGTGCTGTTTCTGTTCTTGTATAATTGTTTTTATCTAACAACTTTGCACATGGTTTCACTTTCCATAAGAACCTGTTTAATAACTTTTTGTTTTCTTCTTTCCTACAATCAATGTTTAATAATTCACTTGTCTTCATACTCTGTTCTCCAAAATAAAAAGGCAAGAAATAGGACACTTCCTACCTCCTGCCTTTTACATTCGCTCTATATTCTATTTATATCTGCTTCAACGATTCTTAGATTTCCCACTCGTCATCGTCATCTTCGTCTTCATCATCGGCGGCTTCTGCTTCGTCTGCTTTCTTCAACAGTTTTACATAGACATCCGCTTTCTGTTTTGGCTTTGCCTTAATGCCACGCTCTTTACACATGTCGAACAACTCTCTTGCGTTCTTACCTGCATATGGGTCTGAATCCTCTTCCTCTTCATCTCCCCAGTCATCATCTGCTTCTTCTACAGGCTCGGCTTTCTTCGGTTTTGCCTTTGTTGCTTTCTTAGGCTCTGCTTTTGCTCCTTTTTTCTTTGCTGATGCAGGCTCAATCTCACCGTTATCAAGCTTTGTTAACAGGTCAATCAGATAATCTTTTGAACGTGACTTGCACAGTGAAGAAATTCCTCTTTCACAACACAGTGCGTACAGTTCTTTTCCTGTCATACCATCATACTCTGATTCTGTTTCATCCTCTTCATCCCAATCATCGTCCTGTACTGGCTGTTTTGACTTTGGTGTTACCTTTTTAGGTGCTTTCTTTGGTGCTTCTGCTTCTGCCTGTTCATCTTCTCCTACTTCCATTTCTTTAAGACCTGTCTCTACAACTCTTGCTGTTACCTTTGGAAGTGCTTTCAGAATATCTAACAGATAATCATTGTTTGCACATGCAACTGTTCTTGTAAACAGTGGGTATCTGCTACCAATCTCTGTAATGTTTTCCTTGTTGTTTCCCATGATTTCTTTTGCCGCTTCATATGCGCTCCAATTTGTTGCCATAATGTTTTCTCCTTTTCTTCTTACATTTCTTATTTGTTTCTGTGATTATATATTAACACATTTTGTATTGTGTGTCAACCACTATTTTGCATTTTGTTCATTTTCTTTAAACAATCCTGCTTTACTACAAGCATGTGTAATTGCTTTATACATGTTCATAAGTCCATCTTTATCCATAATTCCCATAGAACTATGTTTTAAGAAAAGATTTACTTCTTTTCCATCCTCATGTACTACGAACTGTTCTGCAATCACGTAACCAACACTTTCACCTTTACTATCATATGCTTCACTAATTACTACATTTCTGCTTTCTTTTGTCTTAGCTTTTGCAAGTTCCTTGTAATTTAGTCTTCCCATTCTTCGCCACCTTCTTTCTCAGTGACACTACTATCTGGTAATTCTAACACTGCCATAAATCTTAACTGGATGAACTCTTCGTCTACAAGACTGCAAATATTATCCAGATTTACATTATCTGTTAGTGATTTAAAAGGTATCATTGCATTGCCATCTTTATCAAAATTAACAGCACCAATTGTAAAGATACCTAAGTTCATAGCTTTTCCAGTTCCACACTTAGCATGTACTGTGATATCACTGTTTAAACCCTGTAACAGATTTACACTTGTTAACAGTTCATCATATCTGAGTTTGAACTTAACTTGTACAGTTTTATTCTTTCCAATACTCATACCTTGAAACTCAGCTATTCCTTTTTGTTTGAATTTCTTTTCTGCCAATTTCTTGTTCTCTCCTTCTTCTTTCTTTTTTGTTCTTCTTCATACTTAATAGATTGTTTTTCTCTATCAAGCTTGTATTTGTTTCTTGCTAACATATTCTTTTTTACTCTGTCTGTGTCTATATTAGCATTTGTTTGTGGCATGAAGTCGAAGACTTCTAAATCCTCAACCCCAACCCCTTCTCCTTTATTATAAGACTTACCTTTTATTTTGTCAATATTTTTTTGCAAATCTTTTTTTACATCATAGAAATTAGCATTATCAATTAATTCTTCTAATACAGATGCCCTTACAAGCTGTTTAAATGCTTCTATATCCGTTTCTTTTACTGCAAGCCATACTTCGTCCACATTAAGGAACTGTAATGCAAATACAGGTAATTTATGTGCTTCAATTGCATTTGCTTCTAATGTATGCAATGTTGTTTGTTCTAACCTGTAACTAGCATTGTCTGTAGATTTCAATTCACAAATACAATGTTCGTTTTGTCCATCACCTTTATCAATCCATGTTGCACCGCTGTTACGTGTAGGTTTAAAGCCTAACCTTTGCATTACTTCTGCTTCATTCTTCCTGTACCATTTAGTTGTTCTTTTTGCCATTAAATAAAATCATCATCCTCTTCTATGTCTTTTCTATATATTGTTTCTTCTTCACAAGATACTTTGCTTTTACAATTTTTGCAATCTAAGTTTTTATCATCATAGCAACCATAGCAATCTTGTGCTGTATCACTACTTTTTGCACATTCTTTTATATATTCGCACTTTAAACATTTATCCATATTTTTATCACATTCATAATTACCGAAACAAACTGGTATAATACCATTCGCTCTTTGTAAATGTTCAAGCATCTTTGTCATTTTTTCATGTAACTCCATTTGTTTACGTTCGGTATTCCAATCACCATTTCTTTCTTTAACACCTCTTAATATGTTGCCATTTGCATCTGTTTTGTTGTGTAGCTCCATTTCATTTGTCTGTGTGCCATCTTCCATTTCCATAAATGTACAGGCACTTTCTAATGTTTGGTGTCTTTCTTCCCTTATCTGTGTTTCTTCCAAGACATCTAATATTCTAAGTGCTGTTACATAATTAATTCTTACATTTGTAAGTTCTTTCTTAACAGCCAAATCAATTTGTCTTTTGAATACTTCTTTTAAATCTTTTATATTAATATCTCTAATCACATTCATTTGCTTTTAACTTCCTTTCTGTTTCCTGTTTTAAGAATGTTATATAGTCAATTTTAAGGCTTTCAGAAGCAAAGTAATACTTCCTAGCTTCTATTAATTCTTTTGTTCCAAATAGGTCTTTGAATGCCATCTCAGCCTGTACCATTTCATATGTGTAATTCTTCAATGTATCACTCCTCTTAAATTTATTCTCTTACTTTCATTAACTGCGCTATTACGTCATGTGCATCTCTTAGCATTTGTTTAGCTACAACAACATCATATCCTGCCATCCCGACAGATTTGCACTGTGATTTAGAATTAAGGTTAATCAAAAGTTGTTCTATGTCTATATCTCTTTCTATATTAACTTTCATTGTATCACTCCTTCCAGACACCATCTTTTACTGTCCAGTGTCTTATTTCACCTTCCCACCATTTTGTTATATATATCTTATTGTTTCCATAACATACTCTGTCTTTTAACATTTGTTCTAAGTCAAAATCAAATAGAAAGTGTTCTGATGGATTTACTCTCGCAATATATCCACGAATTGCACAGTTTCTTTGCCTATTATATTCTTTTTGCATTACTCTTTCATATTCAGCTATACTTAATTCTTCCAATCCACCGCTATACCATACTAATATACCATACATTTTTTGTTTTGTTGTAATTCCTATCCACTTTCTTTTTTCATTTCTTTTTTGCAATTGTTGTTCGCTCAACTCATAATCTCGTTTTAAAATTCCACTGCATCCACGTTTATGTCCCACTCTTCCAAATGTGTTTCTTGTTCTATCATAAAATTCTTTTATTTGTTTTTTTTTCCTTTGTCACTTGTCTGATATATCTTGACACGTTTCTTCACACAATTTTTACAATCACATTTTAATAAATCACTGCTACTTTTATCTTTATAGAACATATCTAATGGTAATTCTTTTTACAACAACTGCATACCTTTGTTCCTTTTTCAAAATCTGCTTTCATTTCACACCTACTATCATATTTGCTAATGTACCAATCATTTGTTTATCTTTTTCTGTCAATCTATCCCATATCAAAAAGCCTGTTGTTCCATCGAAATCATAAAAAGCATATCCATATTGTGTGTGTTGTGTTATCCATCTTTCATTGTGGTATTTTAAAACAGATACTAATTGTTTTGCTACTTCATCATAATGTTTATCTGTCCAAATACTGTTATCCCTTTCATAGTACAGATAACTGTGTATTGCTATTACACGCTCAAGAAAATTTGCTTTTAGTTCATCTGTCCAGTATGTGTTAAACTTGTACATTGTTCAACCTCCGATACAAATCTTTCTTTTCATCCAACATTGCTATTTTGTAAGCCATTCTTGCCGCCCTTTTTGCTTCTTCCAATGTAATAAAAGCATGTCCTTCTACACTGTACGGTACAATATCAGTTATAACATTATAATATCCATGTTCAATAAAGTCATCACAGGTGAGTGCTGTATGTTTGTCATTCCAATATAATGGACAGTCTTTACGACAATTGATTCCATGTTGTATTGTATATTGGCAACAAAAACATTTACATTTTACCCACTCGTCAGGACAAACTTTATTCAAATAATCACATTTATAAGAATATATTGTTTTTATCATTCTACTTGCTACATAGTCCTTCATAATCTGTCTTGAAATCCACAGCCACATTTTTCTGTGTTCTGCTATTGCCTGTTCCCTTGTTAATCTCATTTTGCTACCTCCTAACAACAAACATCAACTGTTGTTCCATCTTTAAAGTGAACACAATATAATGTCTTTCCTACATAGAAACCACTGTTACCACAGTTCTCTAATTCTTCTACATCCTCATGTTCTTCGATTGCTTCTAACTGTTCCATTGTTACTACCTCATTGTCTAATGCTTCAATCTCTGTTCTTGTCATTGTTTTGTCCTCCTTCAAATTTGTTTTTCTTTATCTTATGTATTTATTATATAACACATTGTTCTGTTTGTCAATACTTATTTTGAATTATTTCAAACATTCTACAGTGTAATTAAATCTGGCACTGAATTTAACAGAACCTTCTTTGTTTGGTACAATATGTTCATTTACTCTGTATTGTTTACCTTTATAACTGAAAATGTAGTCTTCTTCAATATATCTTAAAACATGTTCTGGCACATCTCTTACTGCTACCCTTTTAACATTTGTAACATATGACTTATAAAATTTAATTCCTAATTTGTTATTATTTGCTCTACTTGCAATTGTTTCTTTATTCATGTTCTTTTCTCCTTCACACTTTGTATTTATTGTTTTCTTGTTTTCTTGTTTGTAACTATACTATAACACTTTTATCTGTATATGTCAATAACTATTTTATAACTTTTTATAAAATACAAGAAAGAAAATATATATAAATATATACAAAAGAAAATTTATGCTCAGAAGTTTATTTGCTTTATTTTGTTTTGTTTGCAATATTGTTTAAAAGATTTTATATTATTCCTTTTAATAATCTCCCTTGTCTTGTAAACAGCATCATCTAAATTTATCAATGCTTTTTGTTTTTACGTGTATCTAGTATATTCAATCGCAATTCCTGTTTGGTAATGTGTGATAGAATAACATCTTTTTTCTAACTTTACTATAACAATGTTTTTGTACTTTGTTTTATAGCAATGTTTCTTTACAGCTTTTCTATCGCATTCCATTTTAATTCCTCCTATTTAACGATTTAAGACAATTTATATGCTTACCCTAAGAAGATTACACCTAATATATTACAATGCCTTAAATAAGCAAATAAACGTGCTGTAGACATATACTATAATATAATAAAAAGGAGAGTTTTTACGCCCTCCTAATATTCCGTATACTCTAAATTGAAGCCAATATCCTCTAAGTCTTTTGCACACTCTAATATATGTTTTGCTATAATCATTGTTGCTATACTCATATAATCGTTAAATTCTTCCGGTTCTTCATTCACTTCGTCCAATGCTAACTCTTCTCTTACTTTTCCTGCTATACCTTCATAATGATTTGCCATTCTCTTTTTTCCTCCAATTACTTTTGTACTTTTATGTTCAAACAATTCTGATATTTCAAAATTAAACCTCTGTCCCAAAAAGGGAAAATCGTACATTCTTTGTCTAAATACTTTTCTGGTATCTCACTTGCCTCACCATTCCACACAAGTTCCATATTATAGTTCCTAACTATTTCTTGCCATATGTTTACATATTCATCCTTTTTAAATACAACCCCAACCATATCTTTTAATTTCATTAGAATTTTTCCTCCTTTAATTTCTGTTTATGTTCTGGTAAGAATCCATACATAGCAATACAATAGCTGTCTGCTAAGTCATCATTTATTTTACAAGGTGTTTTCTTCCCATTTATTTTTATATTTATAACTCCTTGGCTACCCCTTCCGGTATAAGGTTCTACAATGTGTTTTAATAAGCCTTTTGAACGTAAATATAAGATTGTTCCGTATTTGTTCGGATTAATACCATATTTATTTTTCATTGACTTTGAATTTCCAACTATTGCATTCTTCCATGCTTTGGTATCTACACTATATACAGGTATTTTGTACTTATAAAATGTATCGACTATTGTTGCAACTAACGCCCCTGTCGTTATTAGATATTGTGTGCTAAGATGTCCACCGCTAAATGTTCTTATGCGCTCTATAATAACTGTTATGTCTTTTGTTTCAACCTTACAACTTTTTGTAATGCTATGTACTAAACTATTTAAAACATTTTTCAATTCAAGTCTCTTTTCTGAATTATTTTTACTATTCTTGTAATCAACGCTTGCCATACAAAATATATTTCTATTTTCCAAAACAGTTACACCAGTTCTTGTATAACTTTCATCTATTCCTATTACTATTTTTGACATGTTTATTTCCTTCCTAAAATATCTTGATTATGAAATAATCTACGCATTGTCCAGACCTCATTAAACCACATAGGTGTAAACCATATCTTTTCAAAATCATCTGGCAACACTGGTTCTGGTTTAATTAATGAATTGTCGTGTATCACATAGCCTGCTAACCCATGTAAACTTAATTGAATATAACACATATGAACACAAGTTATATCTATATCTTGTCCTACAAAGTAAACATGATTCTGATAATTATATTTGTGAAACATTTCTTTGCATGTTTTGCTTGCACTTATAAGTGTTGCACCTGCACCACATGTTGGGTCATATATACTTGCATATCCTTTTTTATGTACTGTTTTTCCAAGTTCTTTTCTATTAATTGTAAGATTAGACATTGCTTCGCACACACTGTATGGTGTAAAGAATTGTCCTGCATTTTTGTTAGATATTTCCAAATTAATATACAACTGTCCTAACAAATCTTGCTTCGGTCTTTCTTCTAACTCTTCTACAATTAATGCGAGCATTTGTGGAAAAAGTTTCTGCTCTTTCTTTGAATAATTGTTAATAATGCGTAAGTATTCATTCTCTCGCCCTGTATATACACTTTTAAACGGTTCTTCTTTTGCCAATGGTAGAATACTTGTATTAGCTAATGTAATGGCAAATAAAGCCATGCAATCGCTCCATACTGTATAAGGAGATTTTCTGTTGCATAACATTTTAAAACCGTTCATAAACCTTTTCTTGTAATCACTGTTTATATCTTTTTTCACGTTCTTCAATCCTTTTCTTATAGTGCCTTGCTGTTTGTTTTATTGCTTCAATTTGTTCTTTTGTTTGGTATTCAATAACAATCTCTTTTATATGTTCTGAAAACCAGTTCTGTTCTACTACATCAACATAGTAACCATTTTGAATATAAGTTGATGCATTATATATTAAATACATTCTACCATTTTTTGTTTGTATACTTCCACAATAAAAACATTTTGTTTTGTTAAGTGTAAAACTTGTTCCGACCTTTATCCTATTGCAATCGCTACAACCCGTTGTTTTTAATTCATTGTCATTACTAACCCAACCACAAATAAATTTTTCACGTATTCTTGCCTTACATCCATAACGAAAGCATCCTGTTCCATTGTTGCCACCTTGTTTCCTTGTTTTGTCTAAATAGCAACACTCTGCACACATTATCCCTTTAGCCATTCTATGCACTTCTCCTTTGTTGTAAATACTGGATATTTATCAACCTGCATCCCTCTATATCCTGTATCAATGTTTGCATTTTCACACGAAAAGCAATCAATGAATGGTTTGATATCTCTTTTTCCTAACACTACTTTTTCTTTCGTAAGATAGTATACTGTTGTATTTTTTCTTATGCTACATTCTCTTACATTGCAACGTAACACTATATTGTCCTTATAACCTTCACGTTTACTTGCAAATACTACGAAAACTTTTTGCTCTGGTTCTAGTCTCAAATATCTTTTTGTTACTGCCATCTTTTCTCCTTTCTGTAAGTTCACACTTTCCATATTTTGTGCATAACTCGCAATCTTTGTTTGTCTATGTTCTTCCATACTTGCATTTCTTGTTTGTTTGCATTGTTTGTCCTCACATTCCATACAGTCTAAATATGTTACTCTTAATTTGTACGCTTTACAATATTTAGCCATTTATTGTTTTACTCCTTCATTTGTTGCATACTTTGTTTACACTTATATAATAACACAAAAGGGTTGCAAATGCAACCCCTAATTTTACTTTTTCTTTAATTCTTCAAAAACGATTTGTCTTGGCAGGACATTATGACAAACATACACACTAGAAAATGGTGGATTTAGTGAAGGTTTTTGCTCATCATAATCCTTAAAATATGCAATTCTTTTGTCAAAATACATTATTTCAAATTGATTATTTTTAAACATTTCAAATCTTTTTTTACTTTCAAACAGTCCAACAACCCCAACCAACATAGCAAATGGAATGTCTAACTTAAAAAGCTTTTCTAATACTTCTGTTTTACGCGAGTACGGTGGATTGCTGATAATATAATCAACATTACATTTCTTTAGCTTGAAAAAGTCTTTTCCTTCGCTTAAATGTGTGTGTAACACTTCATGTCCATTCAGTTTCAAAAGGCTTACAAAATTGCTTTGCTCTGTGTCAAACGGACATAGTATTCTGCTATTCTTTTTTAAATATTTTAACAACGGTTCTATCGCATATTGCGGTGTATAAAATTCATCATTCCCACTTCCTGCAATTTTATCCATTTTCATCTTTATTACCTCGCTTTAATTCTTCTTTTATTGTTCTAATTAATGTCGGTACAAATACACTTAACGCTATTAGTATAAGTACAATTACCGCTATACATCCTAATGAAAGTACACATAATATCATAAAGGACAAAATATTTAAAATCATTTCTACCATAAACACCACCCACATTCCTAAATCCTTTCTTTCGACTTGCCATAGCATACTTCACGCATCGGACATTCCTGTGACCTTTTACTGTCATATCCTGTACACTTGTCACAACGTTTTACCATTTTTCCATTGTTCAACAGTCTTTCTTTGTAGTCCTGTATTTGTTCCAATCTATGTATTGCCTGTGATATCTCAGATGGGTTGTAATCATATTTATACACTCGGAACTCTTGGTCATTCTTGCTATCACATAAAACAATTCCATGATGTATCCCTGTTAAGTACATATACAACTGGCATTGCTTTCTGCCGGATGCATGATACTTTTGTTTCTTAAATGTAAAGCTGTTTACCGACTTAATCTCTATAATGTAAGGTATCTTTTTTACACTATCATCATATACGCTTTCAAGCTTATAATCCTCTGGAATAGCACATATAATGTCTGGTGTATAGGATAAGTCAAATTCTTCTGCAAAACGGCTATAATCGCAATCTAATGGCTCACACAGACCACCTCTTATGAACAGCCTTTGCCACTTCTCATGTATAGCGTCACCTTCTGCGAATATACGTTTTAAACCAATAGATGTTTGTTCACCCTGTAACTGTTTGTAAAATAAACTTAATACCTGTTGTCTGTAGCAAAACTTATCATCGGATGCTATCACAGCACTTGCATGTAGTCCTTTTCTTTCCGTAGTCTCTGCACCTCTTGTCATTACAGATTTAAGAAACTTTAATTCATTCGGAATATCTTTGTCCAAATAGAACAAATTGTTTAGCATCTTTTCTATGGCTTCTTCCTCAGATGTTTGAACTTTTACGCCTTGCTTTGTTGCATTCTTTTTTATTTCGTCTAATATACCCATTATTGCGAAATCCTTTCTATATTCGTTATTACTGATTTTGCATATCCTGTTGTAGAGCAAAACCTTTTTATTGCTTCTTCCTGTGTTAATGCATATGCAAAAAAGTTATGTTCTACATTATCATCTTCATATTGTCTATAAAATCTTATCACATAAAAATTCATTATTCAAGCATTTCCTTATATCTTTTTTTATGCTCTAATCTAATTTCTTTTTTTACATCATCCAAATCTGCAAAATCTACAAAACCCCTTTCATAGAATAATGGGATTTCACAACTCTGCATTGGATTGCATACCTTGGACTTTACTACTTTCACTTTCATAATCATTCCAATACGCTCTTTTGCTTCTGCGTTAAATGGGTTGTGGTTCGGTATATCTATATAGCTTTTTCTTGCAACCTGTATTCTAAGGCTTGCGCTGTGTTTCAACTTATGACCGCCGGGTGTCTGTATGTTATCTCCAAACGGCAATGCGTTCATTTTGTCACGTATCTGATTGATAAATATAACAGTTGTTCCTGTTTGCTCAATCACATCTTCTAGTGTTGGCAAATACTTGTCCATAAGACGAGCAACACCACCTATACGCATTTCTTGTTCGCTATCGGTGTTCACAGCTTTTCTAATTTTATCTATGTCATCTTTTGGTTGTAATGATGGTACGCTGTCAATAACTATTAATGGTATTCCTTCCTCAGCAAATCTAATTGCCCTGTTAAAAGCTTTTTCTCCATACCTCGCTCTGTATACTAGCATCTGTTTTGGTCTGTTACCGAAAAGCTTTGCCCTTTCTGCATCAAATGTACCCTCAATCGGAATGTCTAAACACATTTCATGTTGAGCGCACATCTGATATGCGAGTGTTGTTTTTCCTGCACTCTCAGCGCCAAATATTTCTATTGTTCTTCCTTTTGGTACTCCACCACCTATAATGTTGTCTAAGTCTATTAACCCTGTAGACCATCTAGGGATTTTTAATACATCTGATTTACTTCCAAGACTATATACAGAACCTTTTTCTTTCTTGTCTATCTCATTGCATAGTCGCAAAATACTTTCTTTGTTAAACCCTTTCTTTTCCATTTTATTTTTCCTTTCTATCGTGCCATTAATGTACTATTATATTTTACAACTCTGGACATATACTTATTTTTGTTGAACTCCAACGCTCCTTGTTCTTCCAGAATGTCAATAACTCTCTGCGTTACTGCCCTACCTTTGCACCTGTCATAAAAATCATCGTAATCCTTAAACACACCTTTTTTGCGTTCCTGTTCAATTGCTTCTGCGGCTTTCGCTCCAACACCTTTTATAATGCTCAGACCTTGTTGTATAACATCTTCTCCGTCATACTTCCTAAGACTTGTATTAGCCGTATAATTTACGTGTGGCAACATTACTACAGCACCATCTTTTACTGCACATTCACTGTATTTATATACGTCACTGTCATTATCCGCAAATTTGATTTTTACTCCCCAAAAGATAGTTGGGAATTTAATCTTATAAACCATTTGTTTTAGACTTACTAATGCATAGCCTGTACTGTGCCCTTTGTTGAACCCATATATAAGCATACTCGCCCAAATACTGTCTGTCTGCGCTTTTGTAAGTCCTTCTGATTTGCAACCCTTATAGAAATCTTTTTTCATTTGTTCGATTATCGGAACATATTCTGGCTTTGTCAAGTTCTCGGCTTTCTTCATAATCTTTAGCATATCGAAAGATTGTTGTTCCGTCAGATGCCCTACTTTCTGTGCTACTTCTGTTGTTTGCTCTTGGTACAACATTGTACCATATGTTTCTTTTGTATACTTGTAATACGGTGTTGTTGTGTCCACTTTTCCAGATAACTTATTGTGTGCATATGTTTCATGCATATGTAATTGTAACGGGGCAGGTCTGTTTAAAGCATTTACTGCTATCACATCTTCTACACAATCACAATGTATCATATCAAGTATCTTTTTAGGTGTACTTTTTTCCATCTGGAATACCCCATCAGTATTACCTTTTCTGAACGATTCTAAAACTTCCTCAGATTCAATGTCTTTTTCTGTTGGTTCATATCCTGTTAATTTTTTCATAGTTAACATTTCTGATTCTGTTTTAAGACCTAACATGTCGAACTTTACACAATTAATATGTTCCAAGTCATCTTTATCATAACAACTGCTTAATGCTCCTGTTTTTCTATCTCGCATTATGATACACGTATAGTCAGATATATCTGTACCAACTACTGCTACACCTGCCGCATGTTTTCCTAAGAATCTGACTTTGCCATACATCTTACAGAAATGTTTTATAATGTTATCATATGTATCATTATACTCTATTGTTTTATATCCATCAAGTAATGCTTTCAAATTTAGTTCATCATCTAACACGAATGTCCGAATATATGACTTTATCTCTGCAACCGTCTTTTTGTTTTCATTTCTTTCATAGTCATCTATTTCTTTTGTTGTTCTTAGACCGCATACACCTGCAAGGTCATTAATTAAGTTGTCTATCCCATATTTACCATAAGAACATATCTGTATAGCTTTTCCTTTGTATTTACTTATTACATGGTCTATAACTTCCTGTCTACGGCTTGTCTCAAAATCTATATCTATATCTGGCAACTGCTTCTTTTCCTTACGCATAAAACGACTAAAATCAAGGTTATATTTGATGCTGTCGACATCTGTAATTCCTATCGCATATGCTACCTCACAGTTGCACACAGAGCCACGACCACCGCCAACTGCAATACCTTTGTTTCTCGCCCAGTCTGCATACTCTCTTACAATTAAGAAGTAATCTGCAAACCCGTGATAATTAATAACATCAAGTTCATATTTACATCTGTCTATGTACTTTTTGTTATACTTTCCCTTTTCTTTTAATCCTTTTATAACAAGTTTCTGTAATTCTTTTTTACTAGATGCCAAACCCAAATCTGGTAATTCAAGTTCCAGTCCATCAAGAATGTTATCTTCCACTTTGTCATATATCTGTTTCATATTATCCACAAACATTTCTGCAACCTGTATCGGATTCTTGAACTTGTTTTTATACATCTTTGCAAAACGTTCTACGATATCATATTCACTTGGCATATATCGTTCACCATATGTATTTTTTACATCCAATGTTGTTCTGCCAATTTCATGCATTTTACAATATGTGTCAAAATCTTCTTTTCTTCCGAAATGGCTATCTGACGTTAATACACATTTTATCTTTCTTTCCCTTGCAAGATGCATTAATGTATAATCTGTTCGTTCCTGTGTGTGTTTCTTATCAATTTTGTATGGTTGTATCTCTACATACAAATCTTTGCCAAAAATCTCTTTGAACTTGTCTAATAGCTTTCCTGCTGTTTTTCTGTTACCATTCATTATTGCTTGTGACGTTGCGGACAATATACAAGCCGTTGTACATATAAGACCATCCGAATATTTCTCTAATAACTTGAAATCTACTATTGGCTTATAATAAAATTGTTCTGTGTTTGCTTTTGTCATTATGTGACACAAGTTTTTATATCCTTGTAGATTCTTAACAAATAAGTTTAAATGGTACGATTTTCTCTGCGGATTTTCCTCGTTAAACTTTGGCTGAAAATACACTTCGCATCCCATTACTGGTTTTATTCCAACTTCATTACAGGCTTGATAATGTTTGATTAGCCCACTAATTGAACCATGATTACTAATTCCTAACGCTTTATATCCTAATTCTTTTGCAATCACGGCTAGTTGTTCTGGTTTTCCAAACCCATCAAACAAACTATATTCATCATGCCGATGTAAATCAAAAAAATTACCCATATTCAATTTTCCCTTCTTTCGCTGTTCTCTTAATTCTCTTATATTATAACAAAAGGGTTGAACTATGTCAACCCCTTAATTGAAACTTTATTCTATTCTTAATTCTTTTTTAATTCTTGCAATATCTTTTTCAACCGCTTTAAGTTCCTTGTCAAATGCAGTATTCATGTTCCCTGTAATTCGATACATTTCTCTGCGGATGTCCTGCATTTCATTTCTCATACTCATATCAATCACTGCATTTTTGGATGCTTTCTTCTTCGCTTTTTTAATCCGTCTTTCAAATTCTTTTCTTGTAATGAACATCATTTAATCCTCACATTCGTCTTCTTCGTCTTCATCCCAGTCATCAGAATCATTTTCTTCTTCGTCATATTCTTCTAACAGGTCAATATAGTATTCCTTAGATTTCTTTGGCTTACAACTGATTTCACGCTCTTTGCACAGCTTATAGAGTTCTTGTGGTTTCATGCTTTCATAATCATTTTCCTGTTCTTCTTCGTCTTCCCATTCATCCTCGTCTTCTTCTGGTTCATTCATTGGAACTTTTGTTTTGCTCTTTCCTTTTTTCTTTTTGTTTCTTGGCTTTTCGTCTTCCTCTTCTAAGTCCTCAGAATTATCAGCCGGATAAGCTTTGTCAATGCATTTGAGAATAGCTTCATCAGACATTGCATGAATCTTTGTATTTCTAAATTTCTTTTTATCCAATGCAATCACACTGAATGATTTACCCTGTCCAGAACCATTCTGTTTAATCTCATAATCCCTGTCTGTAAGTGTTCCATATGCTTCATAAAGACTTGCAAGTGTAGCAACTGGCGAACACTGGTTAACTGCAAACATTAATAATTTAACTTCTTTACTTTCATAGTCATATACAGACCATACGAACATAGAACGTGTTCTGAGATTTTCATCTTCGCAATATTCACACTCACGTCCAAATTCTTCTTGGCATGGTACATTCACACCTAGTGCAAAACTATCATGGAACTTTACTTCCAATCCATCTTCCATGTCGGACAAAAATCTTACACGTACTTTTGTTCCTTCTTTGAAAAACATAAACTTTCCTTTGCTACTTCCACTTTTTGCAATTGCTGACTTAATGTTACCTAATGTAATCTTTCCCATTGTTTATTGTTCTCCTTTACTATTGTTTAAAAATGTGTGTACTAAAATTTGTGAACTTAATAGCACTAAAATCTAATGGATTTAAAATATATCCACCAAATTCTATCCAACCTCTGAAACCTCTGTCTGTTACCGACCTCTTATAAGTACCAACAATATTGTCTATTTTATCTTTTGTTCTGTTAGAAACATCGACACTCAATAGATTAAGGATTTCTTTGTCGAATTTTTCTTTATTTTTGTTTCTGTCAAATCCTATAATGCTTTCATATCTGTTACACAAACTTTCATACTCTTCACTATCTTCATTATACTCCACGCCTATTTCATTGTCAACTGTTAATTTTTCTCCGCTTGTCTTTTGTATAAACTCTGCTGTCATTTTGCATTTTACTCCTAGTTGCATTTTTCACACTCCTTTCTATAAGCTTTATTTGCCGTTTTAAGGCTTCTTCTGACATTTCCCCAGTATCTTTTACATCCTCTGGATATGGAAAGCGTATAACCTCGAAAAAACGCTTTAAATACTCTGTTCCTTTATTGCCTTTGTCATCATTGTCCAATGCGCTTACTACTGTTGTCACACCTTTGTCTTTTAGTTTTTTTGTTTGTTCATCTGATATGTGCCATCCTAACAATGCACAACAGTTTTTAACATGTCCTCTTGTTCTAAGACTTAGATAGTCCATAAATCCTTCACATAGGAACACTACGCTGTTCTCTGCATAATTTCCACACAAAGTATCACGCTTTCTGAATCCATCATTGTATAGATACTTTCGTTTCTTTTCTGTCCATTTGTTTGTTGTTCTTCCAACCCATCCTTTAAATTCTCCATTATCTAATATCGGAAAAACAAAAGGATAAGCTATGTTATAGTTCACTCTGCAATCTGCAATATTCAAGGCTCTTTTTGTAAATCCTCTATCCTGCATATATTCTAATGTTCTTCTTTCATCATCTGTCCTTATGTTGTTCCAATCTACCGACCGTAATCCGTAAAAGTAATCAGATGCTTCTATTAATGCCTGCTTGTTGCTCTGTCTTCTTTTCTTTCTGTAATGCACATTCAGTTCTTTTACTTCCTTACTTCTTACTATCTTTTCTAATAAGATACAGGCTTGTAAATCATTCAATTCTGGATTGGCAAGCTTTACAAATGTTAACACATCACCTGTCAATCCACAACCGAAACAAATGAAAGAGTTTTCTTCCAGATTAATTCTCATTGATGGATTTATATCATCATGGAATGGACAAATAATATTGAAGGTTGAAGTTTGTATTTCTCCAACTAAATTGTAATACATTAATACTTTTGCAAAGTCTTTTCCACTATACTTTCTTGTCATTGTATCACTCTACTGTTCGTCAATCTCTCTTAATGTTATATAAGGTTCACTGCACTCAACTTTATAACAGTCTGCAATGTCTTCTTTTGTAATTTCTCCCACTTCATACAGGTTATCAATCTTATCGTCCTGCACTTCTTCTGTAACTGTAATGTATTTCTTGAACTTCTTTGCATCTACTCCACAAGCTTTTAAGTATTTAATAAGTGCATCCATATCACTTATTGTATATGTTTTACTTACAACTTTTTTAAATACTTTCTTGTCAAGTTTCTTTTTCAGCTTATCAACATTCCAGATGATTTTCTTTTTCCTAATTTTGTTCACTCTCAGATTTACAGGGTTTTCATAAAACTCAACCCCATCTTTCAATCTGATTTCAAACGAACTTTCATTTTTAGGAAGATAACTAAACATATAATTGCTTATTGCAAGCTGTTCTTTCTTTCTTACATCATTGTAATACTTCTCAGCTTTATCCTTTGTTCTTTTTGCAAGTAATAATCTTGCAACTGATTCTTTAATCATTACCGTTGAATCTTTCATTGATTAAGTCCTTCCCTTTCTCTGTTCTCTGTTTTACAAGAAACTTTTTGATATCCCAAGGATACGAACACTCTCTGCCTTTTCCTCTAATGTATAATAACTGTTCAAATCCAAGTTCAAGTTTTGTTCCTAACAATGTTGAAACTCTTACGAGTTCTTTTTTTCTGTTGATGCCTACAACTTTTGCTGTTCTAAGCTTTTTATAGATATTACCATCTGCCGCTTCTACATAATGGATAAATGCCACAAAACAACCAGTCTCTAACTCATTGTCATAAATCTCCTGCTTTTTGCGTTTTCCATATTTCGTTTCAAGCTGTTCAATTGTTTCTGCAAAACGAATGAACCCATCACCCTTTGTTTCTTCCTGCTTCTGTTCTTTTACAGGTTCTTCTTTCACTTCTTCATGTTTTAATACAGGTTCATCCCAAGCCTCTTCTTCATCCACAGCGGCTTCTTCAATCTTTTTATTAATGTCATTCTGTTCATCATCTGACTGTAATAATCTTTCGATTAATTCAGACTTTGTGAACTTATGTCCTTTGCTTTCAAGTTTAAGTCCCCTTTCTCTGGACATCTGTTTTAATTCTGCTACTTTCTTTGTTTCAAGTTCTGCTTTCTTCATCTTTGTTTCTCCTTTTTGTTTGCTTTGTTTTATTACACTATTATATTAACATATATGATTTTGTTTGTCAACTACCAATTTAAAATATTTAAAATAAATCCGCAAAAGATAACGCCTGCAATTGGTACTAAAATTGGTGCTGTTGATTTTAAGAAATTTACTACTTTCATTTTCTATACCTCCAAGAATTTCTTTGTAACATATCTTCTTATAAGATGCATTTCATCATCACTTATATTACCAGTTTCGTGCATACAATCAATATAACCATAACATTCTGCCTGCGCTTCTAATATTGATATTGCTTGCGCTCTGCACTCTTTTATTTTACCTTGTAAATACTGTTCTATTGTTTTCATTTATTTCTCCTTTTCATAATATCCATATAAGCAACACTGTCCACTATCCCATGTATCATAATATATTCCATCTACTACAGAAACGACATGATTTGCAACATTTAAAAAGAATGTTCCTGCTTTATGTTCTTTTGTAAAGCTTTCAACTGTAGGTCTTTTTGAACCTTTCTTGTTGCTAATGCCATGATATTCAAAACCATTATCTTTCAAATATCTTTCATAACATGTTTTATTGTTTGGCATACATTGTATTTCAATCGCATATGTAATGAGTTCATTAAATACTTCCAACCATGTTTTGTTCATTACTTTTGTCAGTGCTCTTACTACGCAATCTCCATAATTGTCTTTTATGTCTTTCTTGTTTGGCTGATAATACTTGTATCTTTTCATTGTTATCTCTCCTTCACATTTGTTTTGTTTACTTGTTTTCTATGGTTTAATTATACTACTAACATTTTTATTTGTCAATAGTATAATTGAAATTCGTTTTTTATGCTATTTCTACGGATTCCATAAAGCTTCTTAAAATTTGCTTTTGTTCTTCATCTGTTAAAAGTTCCATATCCCAAAAGGCTCTTACATATCCATTAAAATGCGATACATAACTGTTTTTATACTCTGCAAACTCTTCACAAGAAATTAATCCTTGTTTATATTGCTCATATCTATGACTAATCCTTTTGAGCATAAATGTTTCTCTTTCTCTAATTTTCTGTAATGCTAATGTTTTCATTTTTTGTTCTCCTTCCAAAATGTTTGCTTTGTTCTTTACAAGTATTATTATATACCTTGTTCTATTGTTTGTCAATACCTATTTCCAAGCTTCTTGAAAAACTATTGCTATCATTAACAGATAACATAAGATAATTGCAACATAATATTTCATCATTCATTTCCTTTCTGTTTATCTACAAATACACGCTTTCCATATTCACCAGAAACATAAATCTTGCACCAACAAATATTTTTATATTCTGCATCATTTCTTAACAACTCTTTTAAGCACATATCTCTTTCTTTTGCTGACTTTACATTAAATGTGTCTTTGTAGCCTTGTACCTCAAAATAAATTGCATACTTCATATTCATTTCTCCTTCACTTCTGTGTTTGTTTTCTTTATCTTGATTTAATTATACATCAAAGGGTTGAACTTGTCAACCCCTTTTTAATATTTTTTTATGCAATACAAACTCTACTAACTGATTCTTTTATAACCTGTGAACCATATTTTGTTCTAATATCTGCCATTGTTGTTTTACCATAACTTCTTGTTACTTCTTCTGGATTATGCCAATACCACATTTTCTTTTTACTCGCCCATCTAAAACCATTTTGTTTTAGTTCTGCTTTGCAACCATATGTGTTACCACTTACCCAAATCCAAGAACCACAAATCTCTATGTCAATGTTAAGATTGATTATGTTTTTGATAACATTTCTTAACATTTCATCCTCTTCCATATTGTATTTCTTTTTGTTTTCTGTTGTATCACTGTTTTTAAGAACTTTAAAAAGCTGTTCATATTCAACATTTATTGTTTTGATTGCTTCAACAGAACCACCGTTGTCTGGATGATTTTCTTTTACAAGCCTTTTATATTCCTTTCTAAGTTCTTCCAATGTTTTGATGTTTTTAAAATATTTCATGTTTAACTCCTTCACTTATTGTTTACTGTTTGCTTTGTTTCTCTTAACTTGATTATATTATAACACACACAATATAAATGTCAATACATTTTTATAAATTTCTTTAAATAAAAATAGACCTATATACTATATAAATATTATATATAATATATAAGCCTATTACATTCTATTTGCGTTTATTCTGTTCTTTTAACTTGCTAACTTCTTTGTCTGTGTATTCTTCATTGTATTTCTTTTTATACTTTTCATGGTACTTGTCTTGCATATTGTGTATTGCTACAGAATCATAACCTGTACCATTAAGCTGTTCGCACATCCTGTTTACTTTCTTGATTTCTTTTGTAACATCTTCTACAAGGTCTGAGATATACTCGGCATCCGCTGTCATACCATAGTTAATACATTCCTGCCACACTTCTTCGTATAACTGCTTTGTTCTTTCTTCCCATTCCTTATACTGTGTCATTGCAGATTTTACAAACTTCGGTAAAACATTATCATTTACATCATTCGTTGTGTACCTACTCCAATCAGACGGGATAATCCTTGGTATTTCCACCTGTCTCAGTGGTATTATTTTATGATGCATATTGATGTATTTGTGGTGCAGTTTTCTTTTGCCTGCCACTTCGCACATATACTGGTATTCTAACTTGCGCTTAAATCCCTGCAAACCTAAAAAGCAAAAATAGTCTGCTAACTGTTCATGCATACCCAATGCTTTCTGCATATGTTCATCAAGTTTCAGATAGATTTCTTCTGCTTTCTGTTCCTTTTCTCTATCTGTTGTCCGAACATTACTGTATGTCTGCATTGCCCTTGTATCTGTGTTCCAAGGTTGTTCATCCTGTATGTTTCTATTCTGTTCATTCATATTTTTCTGTTCATAGTTCATTGTGTTCACCTCCTAAATTGTTGGGAAATTAAATGATGTTTTTCCAAGTTCACAGGCAGATACCATAAACGTTCCAACGTCTGTTGCTACATTTGTGTGGTACACTTTTCTGCTTCTTATCTGGTCTGCGTGAACATTGTTTCCGCATTTTGTTCTTAAAACATACTGTGTTGTTCCATCACCTATTGTTATTGCAACCGTGTCCGCACTTGTTACTTCTGGTATTGCCTGTGCAATACAAATACATACTTTTTCTTTATTGCTATAAGTTGCTTGTGGTATGTTTAACACTAATACATTATCAACCAGTGTTACACTATTTGTTTTCACGAAATGTGTACAACCTCCACAACCATAGCCACAATTATTATACAAACTACATGCCATAGTTATTACCATCCTTTCTAAATCATTTATTTAACGAAATAAGGGCGGATATTTCACCGCCCTAATAATTCACGCATAAGCGGATAAAATGTCTTAAAACTTAAATTATAAGCTTACACATACATTCTAGCATCCACAGCAATTATATTGATGTGAATACATATGTGCAGATTCATATGGACTGCACGTCTGATATTCCGGAATTGGTGTAGGTCTTAATGTCGAAATCAGAGTAGCGTTCTGTGCCTGCTGACTTAACTGGAAGTTTGCCGTCTGTAACTGGTCACGTAAACTCTGAATTTCATTCTGTGTCATTAATGCTCTTGTTGCATCACCATCTGCTTTAATAGCATTTACGATATCACAAGTGTTTCTTGCATTTTCATAGCGAACTGCGTCAATGTTTCTCTGTGTTGTGCAACAGCAATCTGAAAGCTGTGTAGCAAGTGCATTTGTGTTCTGCATACCTGCAACAGCTACATTGTTAATTGCCTGCTGTGTTCCATTAAAGCCATTAAGCAGAGAAGTGTTAACTGCATAGAATCCATCACATATACCATTTTCCAGACCATTAAGTTTGTTCATAACGGCTTGGTTGTCGAATCCTCTCTGAATTGCGCTATCTGTATATGCGCTTGCTGTGCTATTCATTCCATTACCTCCCCAGTTCCCAAAGTTTCCACCCCATGCAAGGAGAAAGAAAAGGAAGAAAATCCAACTGCCGTTACCATCTCCAAACATACCGTCATTGTCTCTTCCGAGTGCTAATGCATCCGCTACACTTAATCCATTACCATCCATACTCATACTAAGTACCTCCTGTTAATTAATACTTATATAAACCATTTAGGTTTATACCTTATTTAATTCCGAACATCTTTTTAAAGTTTTGAAACTCTTTCAAAGCATGTTGCATATTTATTCCACGCTGTTGACACAAATTAGCGGCTGTCTGTTCTAGTTCTTTTTCGCTCTTTCCTTGTGCCATCTGTTGCGCTCTCTGAAAGAGTGGGTTATTGCTAAAATTGTTCATCTTCTTTTACCCCTTTCAACTTGTTTATTTGTTCTGTTAATATATTTATTGCTTCCTCAAAATCCTGTTGTAAAACATAACTACTGTTTGTATTTGTTTGTGCTTGTGCTTGTTTCTGTTCTTCCAATACATATGTTTTTAGTTCCGCTGTTCCATCTAATAGTATTTGTTTTGTATATATTCTTTTGTTTGCAACATCTGTGAACACATACATACTGCCATCTAAATCTATCATGCTTGCCCTTGCTTCTTCCAAACTAGATACAGGTCTGCCCTTAATCATTTGCATTTGTTGTGGTACTTGCTGTTGCATCATTTCCTGTTGCGAAAACATCTGGTTGTATTGGTTCTGCAAATTGTTCATTCTCTGCTGTGCTAAATTTTGTTGTACATTCCCATTTATGGGATAGGAATAATTACCATACATTTATTTTTCCTCCTTTCGTTTGTACAATTATATTATATCTTATCCAATTATTAACAAATATCATAAAAGTATCTATTAAGTTTCTTAAAAGTATGCAATAAAAAAGGAAGGTCTTTCGACCTTCCAATTAGAAAATAGCCTACAACTGCTTCAAGAAACATTAATACTATAAGCAACACTATTATTTTGTCCTTAACTTTGTTAGACCTTGTGTATTCTTTCTGTGTGTCAATCAATAATTCCTGTAATTCATTTTCTTCCATTTTTACCACCTACATTACAGAATCTTTGTAGATTCCTTTATCTCTTACACTACTTGTTCCTAACTTATATTCTCCGTTTTCACGTCTGTACATCATTGCAGGTTCATACACTCCATTTCTTCTTACATAACAATTAGACTGCAATTCAAACATTGCATACAAAGTCACATCTTCCTCTATCTCTTCGTCTCCTTCTATAATCATTCCATTTCCATCATACCTTGTATTCCAATTTATGAACTTATAATTCTTTTTCTTTGCTGTTGGCATTTTCCCAATGCTATTAATTGTTTCATGATATCCGACTTTCATTACATAAGCGTCTTTGTACTCTTTTCCATCATGAATAACTGCATCTGCACCAACAGAAGAAAATGTAATTGTGTATTGTATCTTCTCCCAAACAGCATATAATGTTACATCTGCGTCTGCACCATACGAACCACCTGCATAGTATTGTGGTTCTGTCGCATTTTTATTTGTGCTCCATCCAAGAAAAACATATCCATTTCTCTTTGGTACTGTGCTACTAAGCGTTAACACATATCCATATGTTTTTGTCTGGCTGTTCGGTGCACCAGTACCACCATTCGCATTATATTTTACTGTATGTGTTGGTCTAGGTGCTGTCCAACTCGCACTAGCATTCGAGCGTCTTGTTATACCAGACGAAATATACTGTGAATATCCTGTCTGCGTAACTGTCTTTCCATATCCAATAACTCCAACATACACAAGTCCAGATGCCCCATAATTACCTGCACCACCAACAGATACAGAGCCACCCCAACTTTTAGAAATTATTGTTCCGTTAAATTTACCTCTTGTTACCTGTATATACCTTTGCACCCATATTTTATGTCCATTTGAACCATTATCTTCTGAATATATCTCTACTACTGTACGGAAACTTGAATTTGCTGTTCCTGCCGTATTTCCATATGCTCTCGCTCTAAGTATAGCCATGTTTTCACCTACTCTTCTGCAAACTTAATATAGATGTCTCCATCTTTACCAATACTATTGTCTGGGTCTCCTGTTCCACTTCTAATCGTTGGTAAATCATCTAATTGTTTTTGTAACTTCGCCGCTACATCACCATCTAACTTGTTCTTAATTGATTCAAACCATGTATCGAACTGCCCTTCCAACTGGCTATATGCTTTTCCAAAATCAAGCTGTTGTATAAGTGCCGCTACAATTCCGCAATATTCCATGTTTAGTCTTGTATCTGTTATGTCTCCTTCTGTTATTGTCGTTGCTCCTACCTTGTTTGAAATTATCGCTAATACAAGTTCATGTATATTTGTTGTAGATATAGGATACGCACTCGATACAAACTCTCTAGCCTTCACAGTAATTTCTCGATTTGCTTTATTAAGTTCCGCAACAATAACTGTATTCGATGAACCTGTTCCAGAATTTACATTTAGTTGTATCACCTTATCTTCATCCAGTGTATACCAATACCCATCAATAAACGCTTTACCAGTTTTTACTTTAACACTTAATCCACTATTTGGTATTACTTTTAACTGGTCTGACGTTTTTGCATATACACCATTACCAATAAAATTGGAAAAATAATCCGCAAAATCAGAGGCATCATATGTTCTGTCATACGAACCATCAGAAAGCTTGTTTGAATTATAAAAACCACTTCTTTCTGCCATTATTCTTTCTCCTTTCTTTATATGATTATCATATCACAACATTTCTTTCAAGTCAACATTAATCTGTATCATATTGATACGTACTTCCAAGACAAACAGTTATTCTATAATTTATTCTTGTTCTAACATTATTACTAAACGTCCTATCAAACACCGCATACCAAGCATCTGATTTACACGTTGCTCCTTCAATGTGAACACTATTTGCATTACCATCACCATTATTTACTACAACTGTATATCTACTTGGGTCTGTTCCAGATTCAATGTTAAATCTCTTTTTAAATTGTTCTCGCACCCATTTAATACCAAACAATCTTTTTGAGTTCCCAGAGACATTTGTTACATAACTTCCCGAAAAACTATAATCTCTTGCCGTATTCCTTGTCGCATCATTTAGATACTTTATGTTTGCTTCAATTTGTTCCAACTTCTTAAATCCATCTTTTATTTGCACAACTGTATCTTTTTTTATTTTCCCATATTGCAGTGTAACATCTACTATTCTTTTTGAATCTTGTTCTGTAACTATAGCCGCTATTATTTGTGCATCTATAATTATGCCGAGTTCATCATCTTTTATCGTAACCCAATCGCCATTATTAAAATCTTTTCTATATTCAAGATTTCTTACAGTTACCGTAGATTCATATGCATGTGAAACATTATTTTCTTTTGCTTTTTCATTTGCTCTATTTTTTATATTTGTTTCATATTGTTCTTGCGTTAATTTATTTCCGTCTGCATCTTCACTTTGTAAATCTCTTGCATCTATCCATAATTCAGAACGATTCCAACCAATTTGTTCGCCTATCGCATTTTCTTGATTTATCTTTAGCTCATACCACTTTCTGTCAGTTCCTTCTCCCTCTCCTGCTACATATGCAACATTCTTGTAAGATTCGCTATCTTTTGTATATGCTGTTCTGCTTATATTACTTAATGATTGCGAAAAAATAATTGCTTCGTTTCCTTCTTTGTTTTTTACTCGCCTATCTGTACCAGAAGATAACATTAATGTCCAGAATTTAACATTTGTTTCTATGTCTAATCTGTCTGAATATACAGAAGTTAATTTTGGGTAGAAAAATAACCCTAAATCATCCAACTCCATAGTTTCCTGTATTTCATCCCATAGATAGCCACCTGTAACCTGTTTTTTTACCGCACTAAGTTCTTTACTTTCTGACACATCATCAGTTACAACATTCATGTAAACGTATCTACTACTATCTATATTGTCCAAATCAAAACACATTTGCAACAATGTTACTATGTAGTCTACACTGCTACCTGTAAAATCTACAATAGAATTAATTACTCTTTGTGTCAACAAAACTGGTGCTAATCTTCCAACTATAGTTATTGTCTTATCATATTCACTGTCACTGTCTTTTACTACTTTTTCAACCTTTCCGACTGTAAATTCATCAAACAAAATGTAATACTGTTCTTTTTTATCGAATAAATAATTGTTTTCTTTTACCAATTGCGCTAATACTTTAAAAGTTCCGATTTCTCGGAACTTGTCTTCATACTGTGCGAATGTGTATTTTTTAAGTGTATCAATAATTTTAAAATTACTGTTCATTACTCTTAGCATATCACATACCCTTTATATTATAATACCTTTCTGTATACTCTATATACATCTCCAGATTGTTTTTGTATTGTTCATCCACTTCATACGAATAATAGTATGTACCTTTTTTAATGTCAAAAAGTGTGCTTTCAACATTCATATTTGCAATTATAGACTTGTTCTCACCTGTACTAGAATCATGCAATATTATGCTTTCTTCTCCGACTTCTGTGTTAATGGTAATATAATCTCCATCGTCCAAATCTAGGTCATAAAACGAAATATACTCGCCTGTGTTCACATTATACACTTTTGGCGTTCTAACTATTCCTCCACTTGCTTTTATTACTATCTTACATCCGACATCAACATCACCATTATTATTGCAAGCTACACTTTGTCTTTTCATTATTTCGCCAAATACTACATGTTCATCTGTTTTATCACTTGTTAGAACTAATGGAAAATGGAACATTCCATCAACATGTGACAAATTGATGTGTTTCTGTTCTATGTAGAACAAAGGATTATAACACTCAAATTCTAATGTGAACAGACATAGCACTTCATTGTTTTCTGTTTCATCTGTACTGTATTTAGGCGGTTGTGTAGGTCTTGCAAGAATATTATAATCGCCTACTGTTATCAAAATATCTTGATATATAGATATTACACTGTCAAGATATAGTTTATTTTCCTGTATTTCTTTTTCTTGTACACTCAAATATTCTTCCCATGTTGTTCCACTTGGATTTATGTTTGCTGTATTTGCAACAACATATCCTACTAACGAAGGTTTTCTTGTACCAACTGTCATCCCTTCCAATGTTTTACCAATCTGAAATGGAACTCTATATGTTTCTTGTTCAATTGTTGGCATATCCCAGTCAATAGAATCTAATACAAATTTTCCATTTCCACCTTTGTTTAGTTCTATCTCTTCTTGTGTTTCAATGTTCATCAATTTTAGAGAATTTATCACAATCTCACCTCCTACACACCAAACAACAATTCTCTTTTTGCTTTCTTCTGCTGTCTTGCATACTCATAAGGGTCTGGTTGTGTATTATAGAAAATGAATGTATCTCCATTACCTCTTGCATTTCCTTCGCCTTTATTATACCTTACATTTTCCTGTTTTGTCAACACCCTTTCACCTTTGTGCAATTCTGCTACATATCCATTATAAGGAACATAATCCAAACCGTTTGCATGGTGACCACTAACAGCTTGTTTAGCGGCTTCTATTGTAGCTTTTATCTTTACTCCAATACTTCTTCCTGCAAAATAACTTTGCATAGCTGAAAATGCACTACTAGCTTCTGTTCTTGCACTCGTTGTAGTGCTACTATCTACATTCGGAGATTTCAACTTTTTTTTCATTTTACTCTGCATTTCACTATGTCCTGCACTACCAACTTTTCCAGATTCAGTTTTTACTTTACCTGTGTTTCCTTGTATTCCGCTTGCTACACTATCATCTACTTTAATTCCTAAGTCTCTCATTTGTTGCAAAACGGCAGGTCTTTGTGAAGCTTCTCCATTCTGTAATTGCATCAGCAATTGTACCGCCCGCTGTTGTACTGATGGGCTCATACCTGCTAACTGTGTTATTAAACTGTTTGGAACATCTATTCCTAATTGTCTAAACAGTGTTGTTAATTCTCCTTTTTTAATACTAACACCATTTGCCATATTTGTCAATATGTTCATTGTAGTTTGTTGAACTGTATCACTTTTACTTGCAAGACTATCTATTAATGATTGCGGTGCTTCAATTCCTACCTGTTGGAATTTTGTTTTTAATGTGTTTTTGTCCTGTTCCAATTTTGCTTCTAGCTCTTTGTTTGCTTGGTCTGATAACGCTTTTATTTGTGCAACTGATTCCTCAGTAACACCTGTTGCACCATCAGCTAATGCTTGTTTCATTTGTTCATATTTTTCATTCAACGTTTGTGCTTGTTCTTCAAGACTTGCTCTAGTGGCTGTGTTTGCTGTCTGAAAACTATACTGTATTTTTAATAGCGCATCACTTATTTTTTGTGCGTCACCTTCTATTAATGCGCTTGATAACCCTTCATAGTTTGCAACTGTTTGATTGTACCCTTCCATTGCTTCTCTGCTATCATCCACTGCTTTTGTTTGCTGATTTAATTTATCCTTTAATCCTTCAACTTTTCCCTGCGCTTCTAACATTGTATTATAATAAGGATTTGCTTTACCAGTTCCAAGTTCCAGTGAACCTGTATAATCATCTACTGCTTTTTTTGCTTCTTGTTCTGCTTTCTTTAGCCTTTGCTTTGTTGTTTCTACTTTTCCAAGATTCTGATTATACAAAAGTACTGCTTCTGACTGCTTTTGTATTGCTTCACTGTACTGTTCCTGCATTGCGCTTTGTATTGCTTCTGCTCTTTTCTTTTCAATTACCTGTTGTATTGTATTTTTTAACTTATCATATTCTTGTACCTGTCCATCCACTATGCTTATTTCTTTTCCTAACGAATCCGAAAGCTCACCTGCAATAAACTGTGCATATGCTTCTTTCCCTGCTAATACTCTACCATTTGCATCTACTGTACCTTGTAACTTTTCCCATAATGTTTTTTGTGCTGTGCTTTCATCATTTGCGCTCTTTATTGCATCTAATTTAGATTTATTAGATTCATCATAAGCTTGTTTTAACTCTTTTGTTCTATCTATTAACATTTGTTCTTCCTCAGACATCTTACTGCCTGCTTCTTTGTAGTTATTCATTTCTCTTGTGTTTGCTATTAATGCAACCGTAAGAGCCGCTACGCCAATCACTGCCGCCCCTGCCGGATTTGTAATAAAACTCATAATTCCTGTACCAATACTGGAAAGTGAACTAAACCATGTTCCTGTTGCAAGTGCGGCTGACGTTGCTCCACTCCTATATAACCCTATAGCTTGTACGAGCAAACTTGCCTGTGAATTAAAACTAACAACACCTTTTCCAAGTTTCAAAAATTCACCTAGCAATTTTCCACCTGCTAATGTTGCCAAAGGTATCACTGTTGCCATTTTTCCAATGTTCACTACATTTGTTTTTTCTGCATCAGACATATCATTGAACTTTTTGACAAGGTTTGTTCCAGTGTCGACAAACTTTCTAACCTCTGGTGTTAGCTTCTTTCCGATAGATATTGCGGCAGATTCAACTGTACTCTTAAATATTGTAAACGAGCCTTTTAAATTGTCTTGCATTGTTTTAGCCATTCTTTCTGACGCTCCATCAGCATTATTTATGCTGTCTGTTAAATTTTTAAAATCAGCATCCGAAGAATTAACTATAGCCAACAATCCAGACATTCCCTCTTGACCTGCTAATGTTGCCGCAAGGTTCGCCTTTTGCGCTTCTGATAAGCCACTAAATCTATCACGCATTTCAACCATTAGTGTACTGAGTGGTTTCATATTTCCATTCGCATCTGTTAATGTTATGTTATATTTTTCCATTGCCGCCGCAACTGTGTCTGTAGGTTTTGCAAGACGTGTAAACAACGAACGTAAAGCCGTACCTGCTTGTGACGCTTTGATACCACTGTTAGCCATAAGACCTATTGCGACTGCACAATCTTCCGCACTATATCCTAACGCTCCTGCTACTGGTGCAACATACTTAAATGTTTCTCCCATAAGTCCTACATTCGTGTTAGAACGTGAACTTGCTTGCGCTAGTATATCCGCAAAATGAGAACTGTCTTTTGCACTTAATCCAAACGCTGTCAATGCATCCGTAACAATATCTGATGTTGTTGCAAGGTCTTCTCCCGATGCCGCCGCAAGGTTCATAACACCAGATATACCGGACAACATATCATTTGTGTCCCAACCAGCCATTGCCATGTACTTAAATGCAGAAGCGGCTTCTGTGGCTGAGTATTTCGTTTTTGCTCCCATCTGTATAGCTTTTGTTTCTAGCTGTTTAAACTCTGTTCCTGTTGCTCCAGAAATAGCTTTTACTTCGGACATACCTGCGTCAAAATCTGCTGTTGTTTTAAGTGCCGCCGCACCAATTGTTAGAAGTGGTACAGATACACTTTTTGTCAGAACAGAACCAGTTGCAACCATAGCATTTGACAGTCCTGTTAAACGTGTAGATATACTTGCAGAACTGTTATTGAACTGTTGCAAATCATTTCTAGCAGACGCAAAACCTTTTGTGAATTTTGATGTATCTAGTTCCAAATATGCAACTGCTGTTCCCATATTTATTGCCATTTTATTTTACCTCCTTTCTATTCAAACTGTTTATAAAATTCCTCAAAACTACTGTATTCTTTCTTTTCACATTCTTGTTTCTTTATTATTTTTTCCCCGTTGTATAACATCATTCTAACATAGCTACACGCTTCGTTAAAACAAAAGGCAGTATAACTGTCCTTTATTCCAAGTATTTCACTTGGCAAACAATTATACTGCCTAGACATAACGAGGACACTTTCTATCTTGCTACTCTTCACGAAAAAACTTTAAGTTTTCCACACCTCTGTTCACATATTCATAAATTTCTAGCAACTGTACGAATGTAAGTTTCATACCTGCTTTTTCAATCTCTTCAAAACTCGGCTCTACAAGTGTTGCTTTTGCAATAGTTTCTAACACTTTCTTTCTTTCAGCCGATTCCTTAAACACTTTGTCTGGATTTTTGTTTTCCTGTTTTTGTTCTTGTTCTTGTTCACCAGAATTAAACAATTCATAAGCTACACCAAGTAATTCATTCGGAAACTCTGTTGTAACAACGTCTATAAGATCTGGTCTTTTTAGTCTCGCTACAAAAGGTTGTGATTCTGAAAATGGTGTTAATTCCATAACAACACCACTAGAATACTTTGTAAGTTCTTCAAAAGTTGTAACTTTATTGTTTTCCATTTTTATTGTCCTCTTTTCTTTTTATATGTTTATTTTACCGAAATTCCTGTTTCTTCTGTTCCGCTAGAATACGCCACAGGCATTCCATTTTCTACACTCTGTGCAACTGTTGCCGAACTAAAATCTGGTAACTCATTAACGTAAGTTCTCTTATAAGGTGCTTCTCCTGTTTTTGGTGCACTGTTAATAGTATACTCAGATACACGGAATACATCATCTTCCATAGATTCTGTAAACGGTGTTCCTTGGCAGTTCGGATATGTTGTTTTTTCATATCTAACAATCTGTCCACTTGCATCATACTGCGCTGAATATGCGTCAAGTTCAAATACTTCTCCCTTATCATCACTGCCAGAAACTGGTGGCGTATATGTAAAGTCATCTGTTTCAAGACTTCCAGATATTTCTCCACCCTGTAGAATCTTTGCCAGTGTCGGACTAAATACATTATCAGTTAATGTTAATTGGTGTCCTGTAATTACAGTTCTTTGCGGCTTCTGAGCAATAATTCTATTAAGTTTCACAAGCTTAATAGCGTCCGTTGTTTCTGTTTGCGGTTCAACTCCAAGCTTATTAGAAGTATCAACAGCATACTCTACATAGTTTCCGCTTGTGCCAGTTCTGATAACTATAAGCGAGACATCTATAGTTGGAATAGCTTCTAATTTCTTTTTTGTATCTGCCATTTTATTTTTCCTCCTTACCACTTATTACTTGTTTCAATTTTGCGGCAACCTTGATATTGAAAAGATACCATGTGCCCTTTCACTGTTTCATCGTAAAAACTGTCTGTTTCATTGCCTAGATACATAGCTAATGGGTACACATTTTTCATATGCTTTTTGATTTCCAACACATAATCTTCCAACTCTGAATAGTTATGTTTTGGAACATAACACATTATAGTATACAGTGGTCTTTCTGCGGACACGTTATACTCAGTTGTCGCACCGCCTTTTTTAATCACTGTATATTTTTTTATGCATTCCCCTTCATGTTGTCCTGCAAAATATACATCTATACCGTTTTCTTTCAGACAGTCATATATTTGTTTTAATACACTTTTTGTCATTTCAGATACCTCATAAGGTTTGCAAAACCTTTTAAGACTTCCGAGCTACAGGCATTTAATGTCGGTTGTAATATCTCGAATCTTCTTTCATTGCACAGTTCAAGATATATTCCATAATAAACTCCATGCCCGATATTTATTCTTGTTTTAGTTGGGAACTGTTCTACCCAACCCGTTAGTCTCTGTCTTGCGTGTCCTGTTCTATCTGTCCATCTTCTATTTGTTTTTGCATAGTTTTCTAATTTCTTCGCACCTTCTTGCGCATACATTCTAACTGCTAACTGTGACTTGTTTTGTGCCATGTTTAGCCATCTTTCAATCTGCCTTGCATCAACTCTAAATGTTGCCATTCATAATCAACTCCATAGATATATCTGCAATAATGTTCATCTGTTCAACGTTGTTAACATCCGCAACTGTATATTCAAGTCCATTGTACTCTATTATATCTCCATTGCTGATTTCTTCTGTATCTGAATATTCAGCTAACACCATTGGCTGTCCTTTTGTTCTTGTAACAGTTCCATCTTTTACAGTCCTTGTTTGGAATGTTTTTGTTATGTGAAACAACCCACGGAAGGCTGTTATTGTTTCTTGCTCACCCGTGGGTTCTTTGTATTCATCAATTTTGTTTCTTTTTACAGTGAACTCTGAACCATGCATTTTTATTTCTCTTTTCACTTTGTATAGTTCAATGCTTTTGTTCATCATAGCACCCCACTGTTAGTCTGAACATATTTTGAAGCTAACATTTTAAAATAACTTGAACTGTCTTTCGTAGTTAGACCACTTACATTCAAACCTGTTGTTTCTGCTTTTATGATTAATCCTTCATAGCTTGCTTTTTTAACATCTCTGTTGTTCATTTCAAGTAACGCTTCTAACTCGGAAAGTTCAAAATAAGGACATTGTTTTTCCCGTAAATTGAATTTTAACTGTTCAATATCATCCATGTTAGCACCTCCTTACATGTTAAGTTCACGCATTGCTTTCTGAATCATTTCTCTTGCTTCTGCAACGTTCCTTGCTCCATGTGTATCAATATTATGTTCTTTCGCAAACTTCATAAGTTGTGACTTGTTCATCTGTGAGATAGGAATTTCTTCCTTAACTTCTTCATGCTCTGGTTCTTCCATTTCATCTGCTTCAACATCAATGACTGTATTATCTTCTGGTTTTACTTCTTCTTCCATTTCATCTGCAATTCTGTAGCCTTTTGGTTTGAACATTCTTTCATAGGCATCTTTACTTACCTTTCTTACTTCATGTCCAATTATAACATTTACCATTGCCATTGTCAAGACCTCCCTTTATTCTGCTTTTACATCATAGATGAATACTTGGTCGGCAGTCGGGAAGTCTGGAAGACAAATCATTGTAACTTTGGTATTTACATTTACTGGGTCTGTTTCAGTTACCGTTGTAATTGCTACGCCTGTATCAACAATAGAAACATTTGCAACTCCACTTGTTAACAGGTCTGATTCTTCTGGTGTTGTACCGAACCATGTGTTTCCAAGCGTACCATCTGGAATTAATGTAAACGTATCTTCCGGCACATAATTCTGTGTATTTCCATCTTCGTCTTTGTATTTCTTATCATAAACGGCAATTGTGATATCAAGTTCATCTTTAATATAAGAAACAACTTTTGAATCCGAAATGAATCCCTGTCCATCTGTAAGGATTGCAATTGACTTCTTAATCTCTGTATTGTTTCTCATGTACCCGATAACTTTAGAAGTTGTTACCGCCCTTGTAAGTTCAACTCCTGTGTCTTCTCTGATAATATCCTGTGCCTTTCTGATATCATCCATGATTGTTGCTGTCTGGTCAGACCAAGACTTTGTTACAGTTTTCTTATGTCCTTCTGGAATGCGATAATCATATTCATACACCTGTCCATTACTCTTCATTGAGATAACACCAGTTGTAAGCATCATCATCCTCATACGCTCACGCTGAGCCGCCGCACCCTCAAGAAGTTCTGTTTCGTCTGCAAAAATCCTATTTGAAATCGTATCAATGTACGCTTGATTTCCTGTTTCAATAATCATGTTTAACTGCTGTCTTAATTCTTCATCAATGTATTTAGATTCCTTAAAGAACGGCATCTGTGCACTCAACTTCTCAAATCCGATTCTCGGTCTTGGTACTGCTTTTACATCAAATGCACTTGCTTTAAGTACAATTGGCAATCCACTTGAACCTTTTAACCAATCAAGTTTAAGTCCGAGTTTCTTTTCATTCGGGAATAATTCTTCTCCCAAATAAGGTGCTCTGTCCTGTGTCATAAGTTCCCAATAAGACGCAATTTCTGTCGATGTAATAATATCGAATATTGTCATTGTTTATTTTCCTCCTGCTTTTGTTTTTATTTTAAGAATGTAACTCTACCTGCTAATGCAGTTTTTACATAACTCGTAAGTTTTCCCTGCGTTGTTTCATCAATTCTATCAAGATTGACAAAACCGAAAATCAAAAGTGTTCCATTCGCATCTCCTGTTGTTACATCAACATCATGTAACAAAACTCCTACTGCATCCGAAGCTTCTGACGCTGAACCTGCTTTTGCGGCTGTGAATGGTGTTAATCTGTTTGTCAAGTCACCTGTAAGTGGTGTTCCTGCTTTTACAATCTTTTTACCTAATGAATTTGCTGTTGCCTGTACAGAATCATCTACGACAATTCCAACAGATACTTGCGGTTCTACGTTGAACAAAATCTGATTTGTAGAACCATATGTTTCTTTCTTAATACCTGTCTGGTTTAACATTTTTGTACCTCCTGTTTATTTGAAATAATTACTTTTTGTAGGTTTCTTTTTATTTGCAAAAAGTCTTGCGGCAATAGAGCCTTCGTGTTTATCTTCGATGCTTTCATCTTCCTGCTCTGTGTTTTTACTCACACGCTTTCTTGTAACTCTTGGCTTTTTGTTTTCCTGTTCCTTTTCTTCATCCGAAACAAAATACATCTTACCGTTTGTTCCATCTTTAATTTCTGCAATAACCTTGTTAATATCTTTATCCTTTGTTACTCTGGATTTTGCAATGACTACTAAATCATCTACCGCTTCTGGTTTTGCTCCAAGCTTAATTGCGGCTAACTTTGCTTCCGCTGTCTGTCTTGCTTCTCTTTCTTCTACAAGCTGTCTTGTCGTTTCCTTGATTACATCGTCTTTCTTTTCTAAGTCTGTTTTATTCTTTTCTTCGTCTTCCTTAGCTTTTGTTACGATGCCTTTAAGTTTTTCATCATCCTCAATGCCAAGTGATTTCATGTAATCTTTAACAGCCTGTTCTTTCACTGCTTCGACATCAACTTCCGGCTTGTCCTCTTTCTGTTCTGTTTTTGTTCCTTCTTTTTCTGTTTCTTTTTCATGCTCTTTTGTTTCAGTGTCTTTTACATCTGTTTTTGTTTCTAATTCTGCCATTATTCTTTTCCTTTCTCTTTGTATTTAGACTGCAAAATCATGTTTGCATGTTCTAACCTTTTCTGTTTTTCTTTTACTTTCTGTAATCCTCTTGCATATTTGCTATTTCTAAGAGATTGTAATCTTTTTGTTTCCTTCCTAATCTGTTTTTTTAAAGCAAGTGTTTCCATATCATCATAGCATATATCATACTGTGCTTTACATTTCGGACACTCCATATAAGTTCTTATAATTTCATGCCCTTCTATTGTTTTAGTTTGCTCTTTTAACATGCAATCAAAATCATTTTTGCACACATCACATGTCACTATCAATTATATCACCCACTTTCTTCAAAGTCAAGCTTTTTACAAAAAGATTTTTATTTTTATCATATAAATTTATGCCATTGCATCTTTCCGCTAACTCATTACGTTTTAACTTCAAACTTTCTGAAAGTTTCTTCTGCTTTCTATCTTCTTTCTTACTTACAGAATCACCTCTTTGACGCTTTTTAATAGCGTTTAAAAGCAATTTCTTATAATCATTGAAGATTCTTATAGTCTGCATGGAATCGACCTGTAAAACGTCAATTTCGCCGCACCTATCACATTTGCTATAAATCACCCTTACAAACTCACCTGTTTCTGTGTAACAATCTTTTTTGTGAACATTACATTGCCTTAATTCGTTCACTTCTCCACATTTGCTACAAACTCTTTCAACTTTTAGTTCTTTCTCATTCATGTTTTTTTTCTCCTACATAAAATCTAACACATAGTTATCAATATCTGGATATGTACCACTAGGGCTCTGATACCACTTTCCAATCTTATTAGCTATTGTTGTCATACTATCTGGTATCACTGCTTCGAGTGTACACATACCGTTCGGATGGTCTAATGGCAATTCATCTTTTGGGAACACTCCCATACCTAAACCATATTGGTCTGTTTCTGCCCTTTCTCTGCATATGTCGCATACTCTTCCATGAAAGTTACTTGTAAGCCATCTATAGCCTGTCACAAAAGGGTCATGCTCATTTACTGCCATAAAACTTTGTTCATATGCGTGACTTACCATTGTTCTCGCTAACCTTTGTGCATTATAATCAACCCTTCCAATATAGAACGTATCTTTTATCTTTTCTCCTACACTGTTTGCTCTACCTGCATCAACATCTGTTTGTCTTGCATATCTCCATTTATGTATTGTCCTACTTGGTTTCTTTGCTGACGGTTTCACATATTGTTCAATTTCTTTTGCAATATCATAAGCCGACTTTTGTTGCGCTGTTCCATACGATATAATCTTCGATAGCGTTTTCTGCGTCTTTTTATTATATCCCCATATTGCTTTACTTAATGTCCAACCTTTTTGATATATGTTACCAGTCATTATGTTCTGAACAACATTTTCTGGAACATAAAAGAAAGCATTTACTATGTCTTTATCTTCAAAACCACATTGTTTTAAATATGACCTTTTATCTTGTACCACTTCATTACTTATTGTTCTTATGTCTCTTACAATATGATTCTGAATGTCTTGATTTAATTGTTTCACTCTACTGTTTATATCTCTTTGCAACAAGGTAAGACGCTGTTTGTTTATTATGTCTTTTTCATTTGATATCTGTTTTGAAATATCAATATAAAGATTTTCATACATTGATTTGATTTCTCTCAATTGTTTTCTTGTTATACTTTGTCTTACCTTTTCTGCATTTTTCAATCTCCAATTTGCTATTTGTATCACCACCTTATTTGTTTAATAATGTTGTAGTATCTTCAATTCTTGCATCCGAATGGTAAAATTTATTATACGCATCTTTAAAAAGTTTTGCACATATAAAATCATCAAACGTTCCTGCTATGTATTCAACTTGTTTCTGTTTAGCATCATCCCCATTTAATTGCAATCACAAAATACTTATTCATAATTTGTTCTCCTTCACTTATTGTTTACTGTTTGTTATCTTCTTTACACTTAATATATTACACTATTCTTTTATGTTTGTCAACAACTTTTTTTACAAATTATTTTGAATTGTTTCATCTTCTATGTTATCTTCAACTTCTGTTCCAATTCCAATATCATCAAGTTTTGACTGTACCTGTTGATTCATAGACAGACTGTCAAACATGTTCAACTCTACTGCAATCTGCATAAGTTCTTCGTCTATTTGTTCATCTGTCATTTCTTGATGCCATTTCTTTATATATGATTTACGGCTCATAGCATTTACATTAATTTCTGCCATATCTGTGTCTTTCTCTTCCTGTTCATCATCCATTAATGCATAATTGTTTTCGATTAACACATCATATTCAATCTGGTTCAAGTCTGTAATACCATATACAGATTTTACTATTTCTGGATTTCTCAGTGCAATGTCTATAATATGGTTTGCAACTGTTTCTAATGCAGGAATCCAAGTCATAAGCTTTTCATCACATCTTACTTCCAAAGACCAATATAACGCCCTTAATGCTTTTCCGCTTGTAATACTTCCGACAAGCGTTTCCTCTGATATATTCGGAACATCTAACATACCATACATTGTTGTTTTCATTCTGTTTAATGTTTCCTTCACTGCTTCTGTATGGTTCATCTGTGGTGCTAATACACCTATCATTGTTTTTGGTTCATCTATATTTTGGTTGCTCTCTAAATCCCAATAAGAACCTGCACTGCTAGACAAGCGTTCTGTTGTTGCGTGGTTCATATCTACAGTGTATCGGATTGGATTCATTCCTTTACCTTCGCTGTCAATATCTGCATTTGCTAATTTACTGTATGCACTCTCGATGTCTTTTAAATCTTCAATTTCACTTATTCCACGTTTTTCATGGAGTGTACCATCATTGAATATAATCACTACTGGAATGTCTTTTAAATCTGTTTCTGTTAGCGGTATGAGTTCATTTATTGTCGTTCCTGCCCCATCATACAATACAGAACTCATATAGATTGTTCCTTTTATATCTTCATACTTGTTTACTAGAAATCTTTTATCTGTTCTGTTTTTACTTTCCTGTACATTTTCAAAACTAACAAACTTTGTTAATCTATCTGTACCATATTCTGTTTCATAATAAAATTGTAATGCGTCATAAAAATGAACTATAATTCCATCATCCTCGGAAATGTCTGTTAAACATGCAATACGTTTTCCGATGAAACAATCTTTTGCACCTTGTAACAGATTCTTTTTAAATTTAGACTTCTTCAACACTTTGTCTATTAACTTCTGATATTGTTCTATTTGTTCTTTTTGTACATCTTCTACAGAATCACCTTTTATTGTGATATCTGGTGCCTGTGAAAACATGAACCTTGCTTCTTTATCAATCAATGTTTTTGCTATTTTATATTTAATGTTTGATGCAACATAATCACCGTTTGTTCCTTGCGCTATAAACTCTGCTCCATCTTTGTATATATTATAAAACTTAAATATATCGAGTAATTCTTTTTGAAATACACTACGACCAGTTTCTATCTCATTACTTAATACAAAATAAGGAACACTAGGCAATGCAGTGTTCACTGAAACACTAACATTCTTGTTACTCATGTTTGCTTTCTCCTTTCTTCAATTGTTATATTTATTTTAACATAACATTTATATAATGTCAATACATTTATAATATATATTATATATAATAATAGGGCGGTATTTCTACCACCCTTTGTTTTTATGTTCTATTTCTTAATGCCAGACAATAAGTAATATGTTGTAATAAGTCCTACAATACCATCTGGCGTAAGTCCTCTATTACCCTGAAACACTTTTACACACTGTGAAAGATATTTGTCCCAATAACCAGTTAACGGAAGTTTTGTGAATCCATATACATAATGCAACTGCCTTCTAAGCCAATTAATTGCACTAATGCAGTTATGTGTCTGTCCACTCCATAACAAGTGGCTACCTGCAAATGCCTGTGAGTTCTGTCCGAATTTTCCATCCTCACTTAATGTTCTTGTGTCGAACCCCTTGTTCATGTACTTCTGCCATTCTTTTACATATGCATTTTCTATGTAATATCTCTTATCACCTTTCCATGCATCTGTTTTAACAACTGGATTGTTTGATTTGTTCTCTGTTAATGGCTTACTTGCTGTTCCATTATACTTAGGTCTAATAATGCACTGTATCTGACTTACTTTCCTTGTCCTTCGCATTACCTCCCCACCGTTGCTGTCGTTTCCTACTGCCGTGTTTCCTTCAATCGTTGTATATGTTCCATTTCCATTGTTCTTTTCGATAAGTCCAATATGGTCACCTATTCCATCTTTGTTCCAATCAAATATTACAATATCACCATATTGACCACTGTTTTTGTCTACTGTTAGTCCTTTACTTGTTCCCCAGTTTTTGACTGTAGGACAATAGGCTGTTTTTTTACCATCATAGAACAGATTGCTTGCTCCACACATACGAAAGATATCCCACACAAAAGCACAACACCACGGATAAGACGCACCACTCACCGCCCTACCATAATAATGTGTGTTAAACACTACATTATTACTGTTTGCAGGACTTTCTTTCACTCCAATATAACTTGTTGCTTTGTTCATTATCTGTTTAGCCGTTGCCATTTTTTATCACCTCTTATAAGCTTATATTTTACAAATTAAGACATTTTAATTGTTTATGCGACTATTCCTTAGCTTCTACTTCTGGAATACCTGCAATGCTCGTCAGAACGCTTACAATGCCACTTACAACAGCACCACTTATTACCATCTTCCAATCTACACTATTTACGAATGCAGATGTACCAATCAATGCTACTGCTGTTTGCGCCATTGTCTTTACTGCTCTAATTCCTGCTTTTTTACACCACTGCACTGTGTCAACATTTGGTCTAAATACACAATTTTTAAACATCATCAATCCTCCTACCATTCTCTTGTTTACACATTTCTAATTCGTGTTTTGTTTCACTTATCTTTTCATTCTGTTCATTTATTGCATCCCATTGCCTTTTCTGTGATTCACTTACATGTTTTTTATATTCCTCTAAATCTTTGTTTTGTTTTTCCAGTTCCTCTGTTAACCTCTCCATTTTAACACTAAGTTCCGTCATTGCTTTGGTGTTTTCATTTAATGGCTTGTAGATTGCGGTGAACAACGCTATTAATGCAGACATAGCAACAACAAGATATCCTACCGCTGTTGCATCAGACATGGTTAATAATGCATATTTTATCACGTTGTTAACCTCCTATATGTTCTATTATACAAAATCTCCATATATTCTATACCTCTTCCCATTCAAACACAAGTCTTATATAATTGTTCGAGCCTTTTATAATGTGAGAAAAATCACATCCACTATCACGTATTATGTTTTGTCCTTGTACTTTATATTTTAACGTCCTCATTTTGCAACCTCGCCATTTCTAATAACTCTTGTTCCGCTTGCTACTGTTCTTCCTGTTTGTTCTTGTTTCTCTAATATCTCTGGTTCTTTTACACATGACTTAAAATCTGGTTGCCTGTCTTCCATTGCCGCCAAACAAATTTCTATTCCATTATGCAATCCACATGTATAATCATCTACTATGTTCTGTTCCTGCATTTCTTTAAGCATCCGAATCGTGTCATGTGCTGTTTTATATTTCTTCCAATATCCTAACATTTCTACAATACCTCTCTAAGCTTATATTTGCCGTTTTAAGCGGCTTTTGAATTTGTCTTGATATCTTTTATATCTGCCACTGTATATTTGTCTAATGCATATGCTAAGGAATCCAGACAATGCGCATCGATGTTGAATTTATCCCATATTGGATTTCCTTTACTGTCCTTTGCATATGTTAGGTCTTTCAACTCACGTATTGCATTTTTGCATTTAGGTGAACACACAATCTTTTTAAATCTCTTTATCTTCTTCACATTCTGTAGCTTACTACCTGCATACTTCTTACATTTATACATTTTGAATCCTTGTTGTCTATAATATTGTATAGACTTTGGCTCTGCACTGTCTGCAAATATAAGCTTGTTGCACATCTCTGCTCTTTCTTTCACTCTCTGTACATGTGGTAACTGTGCGAATCTATCATCTGTTATGTTATTCATATACACTTCATCATAGATGTACAGTATCTTGTTTTTATCATCTACACAACAACTAATAAGTGCATTGTAACTTTCTTCAAATCCAAAATCCAGACCAAAGAAATGATATTTTGATGATATGCTGTTCACTGTGTTCACAAATTGTTTTGCGCTCTTTGCTACTGTGAATTGTGGTAATACACGTTTTCCACTTGCTCCAAACCTTCCCCATCTTGCTACTGTGTATAGATATGGGTCATATGTTTTAAGTTCTTCCAGAGTTGTTATATAAGATACTGGTAAGAATGGGTTATCATCCGGCAAACTGTGATGATAATAAACACCATTTACAACCATCGTCTTTTTCTTATAGAATCTTTCCTCATTGCATATTGTATGTTCTTTTCCTTTTTCATCTATATGAACGAAAAATCTATCATACACCCAGTTTTCTTTTCCTACAGGGTTACATGATAGAATAAAATGTAATGTTACGTTAGGCTGTCTTACACGTCCTAACAACTCTTTGTATGCTTCATATTTCAACTCAGAACATTCTTCCATCCATACAATAGAAACACCATGAATTGATTTAATCTTCTCTGTATTGTCCATCCCTCTGAATATAATACGTGAACCATTCGGAAAACGTATTTCCATTGGACTTTGTACTGCTATTATCTTTCCATCTTTGTTCTTGTTTCTGTTGTCTGTTGTTGCTGAAAGCATATCCATCTTTGTTAATATCTCTTTGAACAAACTAAAACAACTCTCTTTAATTGTTGCCATTACATTACGGACAACAAGTGCTGTTCTTTTCTCCTGCATTAATTTTAATATTATCTTTAATGCTATGTTGTAACTCTTTCCACTTCCATACCCACCAATGAGTAGGTACTGTTTGTAATCCCAATCTGTTAGAAACGAAGCAAATCTTTCAGAGACATCTATACTCATCTCCATATGATTTTCTCCTTTCTATTATATTGTACCATTGTATTATTTGTTTGTCAATGTTTTATTTTATTTATTTTAATGGAGAAGGTGGGACTTGAACCCACGGCTTTCCGCTTATGAGGCGAACTTTCTAACCAACTGAAATACTTCTCCTTGTGATGGTTTTCACACCGGCAAATGCTACTAGCCATCATAAATGAATGCGATTTACACAATATAATGGTGAAACATTATTCACTCAATAATCAATATATTGTGAACTGCCCTAACTGGATTCGAGCCAGTGTTACAAGAGTCAAATTCTTGTGTGCTACCATTACACTATAGAGCATTATTGCGAACAATGTTTCTTTCGCTAGGTGGTTCGCATGTGACATTGTTCGACTTATCACACCTTGTATGATTTTCATTTCGATACTCACATTTCAATTGACTGCATACCCAGTTGTGAGATAGCACTGTGTTTTAACGACTTTAACACCTGTCAAATGTTTACCATAATCTGCTTTTCAAACACTCAATAATATATGCTCCTAAGTTTCCTTTATGTTCTTTCTGCTTTTCTTCATTTACAGAACTACCAACATAATACTTATCTGGATTATATACATTTACAATGTTTATCTTTACATCTTTATGTCTTCTGTCATAATTAAATCTTACTTCAATGTCGTTATGTTCTTTTAAAAACTCAATTAATTCTTCCATATTGTTCCTTTCGTGTTTATATATTAACATAAATTCATTTGTTTGTCAATAGATTTTTATTACAAATATCATTTCACCTGTTACTTTGTCTTTGATTGACTTTAACAGCTCTGCATTTAATATGTCTTCTGGTAATTGTTCTACTGTATCATAATCCAATACACAACCATCACACTCAATGTAAAATGGTTTATTTGGTTTCATTGTTTTTAAGAACTGTTTTAACTTCATTGTTCCACCTCCAATTAGAATAAAAACTGCATGTCTGAATCTGGACAACCATAAGCCATGTATTCTACAATCTGTTCTTCTGTTGCTTCGACTTCATGGTACTCACCCATTGCTATTGCTTCTTCCTGTGTTCCCTCAATTCCTTCATTGATTTCATATAATTTCATATCTATTGTTCTCCTTCTCTGCTGTGTTTGTTTCCTTTGTTTCTTTCTGATTATATATTAACATAAGTTCTCATAAATGTCAATATGTTTTTGTAAATTTCTTTTTAATTCTTCATGTTCATATTGTTCTGCAATTTCCTTTGATACTTTACAACCGCTATGTTTATAGCATTTGTCTATATCGTCATAGTATGTTCTGCCTTTACACCATCTTGTGTATGTGTATTCTGACATAAATAATATTATATCTCCATTTGAGTCCATTGCTTGCTTTATAATTCCAGTGTATATTATATGCGCTCTATTTACAGTTACATACTCAATATAATCTTGTTTTGCAAGACAATACGTGCTTGATACTCTAACTCTAATCATATTCTTCTACTACCTCTAACTTCTTTAAATCCTCAATAAGCCAAGGTTCTTTATCTGACCATTTTACCATTGGTAAATTCAACTTAAAAAACTCTAAGCTTTTGTCTGATTCAATCCCACCGCTTTCCCAACAGTCAATAAGTTTATGTGGTTTAATGCTATAAATGAACAAAAATCCATCCATATCTCTGGCTATATATTTTATTCCTTCGCCAATACACTCTAAAAATGTTCTATCTTTCTTGCTTATCACTTGCTTTTCGATGTACTCAGATTCTGCCCACTCTTTTATTTCCTTTGTGCAATTACGACGTGAAAATAAGCATTCACTGCAAGCAGTACCACTACACCTTACTACACGTTCGCCTTCCTTGGTTACTGCAATATTATCTCCACCACAAGCAACCTCAACTATTTCTTTTGCATACTTCTCTTTGTTTTTCATTTCTTACCACTCCTTTATTATTTTTCAATATTTTAATATATAATTTGTTCATCTTTTAAGAACTCTATGAAATCATCACTGAGTAACTGTAACCCATTCCAATCTGTAAAAGCATTAAGTAAATCCTCTGCGCTAATGTTGTTTGTTTCAATTGCTTCTAGCAATATATTATAATTATTCTGTGTATCATTCATGTTTTATCTCTCCTTCACTTACTGTTTGCTTCTTTAACTGTCTTTATTATA